CATCATTGCGCCAACCTATCCCATGCTTCGCTTGGGCGCCATGGAGACGGTGCTCAGTCTTGTTGCGCAGATGGGCGTTGCTGTGGCATGGAACAAATCAGACCTTGAGCTGAAGTTGATTGGTGACAGGCGCATCATCTTCCGCAGTGCCGACAACCCTGACCGCCTGCGTGGTGCCAACGTCGGATTCCTTTGGCTTGACGAGGCGGCGATGATGGATAGCGACATCTGGCCAACCGCCATCGCCACGCTCCGCCATCAGCCGGGCAAAGCCATCGCAACGACGACGCCACGCGGAAAGAATTGGTTGTATGAGCGCTGGCAACATGGTGGCGATGATTACAGCATCGTGGAGTCATCGACGACCGACAATCCCTTTTTGCCCAGCCACTTTGTCGCCACGCTGAAAGAGTCGATGACATCGGAGATGTATCAGCAGGAAGTGCAAGGGAAATTCACCGACCCGATCGGGCAACTCTTCAAGCGCCAATGGTTCAGCACCGTTGACCGTGCGCCAGACGATTTGACATGGTTTCGGTATTGGGACCTCGCCACCTCCACCAAGACCAGCGCCGACTACACCGCATCGGTCAAAGCGGCGCTTGGGCGTGATGGCGTCGTCTACCTCGATGCGGGCATCCACGTCAAAGCGGAGTGGCCCGATGTGCGGCGCATCATGCTGACGACGTTTAAAGCCGAGCCTCGGGTGCAGCACGGCATCGAAGAGGCGTTGCACGGCTTGGCGGTTGTGCAAGAGCTACGCCGAGACCCTGCGCTCGTTGGGCATACCATACGGGGTATCCGTGTGGACAAGGACAAGCAGAGTCGAGCGATGCCGTGGGCAGCGCGTGCCGAGGCGGGAGCGGTGCGCCTCGTTGCGGGGGAGTGGACACGGCAGTTTCTTGACGAGGTCGTGGCGTTCCCATCCGGGCAACATGACGACTACGTTGACGCCGCATCGGGCGCCATTGCGATGATGAGTAAGCCACGTATAGAATGGGGATTTGCATGAACCTATCACTACCGGCATGGTTCGACAGCTTGCGACGGCAGGGACGCATCACGAACACCGCTGATGCCTACCTCGTCAGCCCATTGCTGTACCGTGCCACCAACCTGCGTGCCGATGCCATCAGCACCGTGCCGTACCGCATGTACTACAAAGGCGAGGAGCAACCATGGCCATTTCTGCAACCACTCAGCTACCTGATGAAGGAAGCAGAGCGGGGCATGCTGATTACTGGCGGTGCGTATTGGTACAAAATCTACAAAGGTCGGCGCCTTGTTGGCTTCGTGCCACTGAACCCCACGACGATGAATGTACAGTTGCTCACCGATCGGGCGACGCTCGAAGACCCACTGCGCGGCGCTGCGTTTACCCAAGCCATCAACGGCAAGCAATATGGCCCGTGGACAATTGACGACGTCGTGTATTTCCGTGAGCAAAGCTACGTGGACGACATCGGGCCCGGCGTTGGTGCTGCGCACGTGGCACTGTCGTCCGCAAAGCTCGAGCATTATTTGAATCGCTTTGCGGCGGCGTTCTTCGAAGGTGGCGCACAGCCTGTTACGGTGATGAACTTGCCAGAAGGCATGGATGAGGCGGAGTTTCAGCGCTTCCGTACCGATATGAAAGCATCGGCAAGCGGTGGTGTCATCAACGCATTCCGCATGATTTTCATGCGCAGTCCGGACATTAAGATTGAGCAACTCACCCCGCCACTCAACTCCATGCAGATGCCAGAGTTGTATGAGCGTGTGGTAACATCGGTCGGCATGGCGTACGGCGTGCCACGCACCATGCTTGAAGCGTCGGCGGCGAACTATGCGACGGCTGACAGCGACCGGCAATCGTTTTGGCGTGAGACCGTGATACCACGCCTCAGCACCTACGAATACACGCTGAACACCCAAGTCTTTGCACCGCTGGGGTGGCAACTCAAGTTTGAGCCCGAAGCGCTTGACGTCATGCAGAACGACGAATCAAACCGCGCCGGATCACTACTCCAGCTAGTTCAAGCCGGTGTCCCACTCCGCTCGGCAATGACCATTCTCGGCTACGACATGGTTGATGACCTCGTGCCACCACCGACACCAGCACCGACGAGCGATGCAGAGATTCAGCCCGTCGCTGATGACACGACGGTCGCCGAAGATGTTGATGGCACGGTGACGGACGAGGCCATTGCCACCAAGCGCAAAGCGGAGTTTGGATTACTGGCAAAAAAAATTGAGCGTCGCATCAAAGCCGGAAAGAGCATTGCGTGTTCTTTCGAGAGCGACGTGATTACGGCGGACGAGGTGAAGAGCATCATGGCACGTCTGCATGACGGCATGACCGTGCATGATGTCTACGACGTGGTCAAGGCGGCAGCCGAGGAGATGACATCGGACGAGCGTCGTCTGTACAACCGCATTGTCAAAGAGATGGAGAAGCGAGGCGCCACGTGGGCTCGGCAGATTGTGCAGGGCAAAGACGTTGACCCATCGCTGAAAGACGTCATCGCACCGGCACTGCAAGCGGAGCTTAGCCGACGTGCACAACAACGCTTCACGGAGCTTGGCGCCGAGTTTGTGCCAATTGACGAAGCCGTCGCAAGTGGTCGCATCAATGATTGGCTAGGCGACTATGTGCCCATGACCACACGACGCATTGATGACACCACGGCCGAGCGCATCAAGCAAGTTATTGACACGTATCGTCAAACACCTGGTATGACCATCCAAGACGTCGCCGATATGTTGCGACCCGTCGCTGACCCGTATCGTGCGTCAATGATCGCCATTACCGAGATGACGCGCGCATCAACGCAGGCCGTTGACAACTACCAAGCCTACCTCACCGAGAATGGCATTACCACGACGATGTATTGGACAACGCAGAACGATGAGCTGGCATGTCCTATCTGTGGGCCGTTGCACAACTCGCCAAAGGATGAATGGCCAGCCGACCTCATCGACGGCCCACCAGCGCACCCGAATTGCCGGTGTTCAACCTACATCACCGCACGACGGAGGGATTAATGGACGTTAACATCAAAGTGCTCGCAGATGTCAGCCTTGACAAATACAGGAAGCTTCGTGAGGTCGTCACCACTGCCATGGCGAACGAGGTCATGGCCGTGCTCAAGCGTGACATTCCCCGCCCGCCACCACGTGGGTCAATGCAGTTTAAGTCAGAACGACAGCGTCGCTTTGTCATGGCAGCAATCAAGCGTGGTGACATCCGTGTGCCGTACGTCCGTGCATCGTCCAAGACGCAAGGCTCGGCGCACTTGCAAGCATCATACCGCGTGGCCAACGAAGGTGAGAGTGTTGTGCTGTACAGTGATGCACCCTACGCACAGTACGTCGTCGGCGACCAGCAAGCAGCAATACATCAAGGGCGCTGGAAAACCGGCGCTATGGCGGTAGAGGAAGTCGTGCAGACTGGATTACTTGACGACCTCGTTGCGCAGGCAATTGCCAATATGGAGGGCTAACAATGCCATATTTCATTAACACCGTGGATGGTGAGTTCTGCGTGTTCAAAGAGGGCGAATCAGTACCACTCGAGTGCTACACCGATCGGGACGATGCCGAGGCATATTACACCGCCTTGACTATCGCCACGCAAGACGAGGCCAAAGCGGAGACCGACACCCACACACCGCCCGAAGCCGTGGCACGCAATGCCCGCATGGCGCTCGAGGTGCGTGCAGAGAAGCCACCAAGCGAGCAGGGCATGACGCTGGTTGGTTTGGCACGGGCACGACAACTCGCAGAGCGCCGCCCCGTCAGCGTGGCAACCCTGCGCCGGATGCTGAGTTACTTTGCACGGCACGAGGTAGACAAGCAAGGTGCAACGTGGGATGAGCAAGGCAAAGGATGGCAGGCGTGGATGGGATGGGGTGGCGACGAGGGCAGAGACTGGGCACAAGCGATTATTGATGAGGAGGACAGCATGGAAGCAAAGGCATCACGGCGTCACAGCGAAGCGGATATGAAGCTCATCCGCACCGCCCGCAAAGAGGCGAACGCCATCATCGACATCATGGTGCAACTCGGCGACGACGGGTACGACGATGCCGAGTCGCAGCGGGAAATGGAAGAGGGAATCGCCGACATTGTCGATGCCCTTGACAACACCCGTACTATGAAAGTAGAGGGAGGCGACACACTGAACACCGTCAAGACATTACCGCAAAACGTCAAGGCAATCGGCGACTACATGGTCAAGGGCAAAGGCATCGTGTTTGGTGGCTTTGACCTGACTGATGACCGCTTCACTGCCGACACCGACCTCGGCGGATCACGCCCATTCGAGGGTATGCCCGTGTTCTATGACCACGCCATGGGTGGCATCAAGTCACAAATTGGCATGGTCAAAGCATGGATGCCCAGTGACGACGGCATTGATGTAGAGATTGAACTCGACCGTCGTCACAAGTACGCTGATGAGGTCATGAAACTGGTTGAGGCTGGCGCACTTGGCTTATCAACTGGCGCAGTGTCGCACCTTGTCGTTCGTGAGCCCGTCAAAGGTGGCTATGAGATTAAGCGCTGGCACGTCGCCGAAATCAGCTTGACGCCGACGCCAGCAGAGCCCCGCACCATTACCGAAGTCAAGAGCCAAGAGGCGGACATGTCGAGCGATGCTGACATCACCGCAGTGCCTGACGATACAGACACCGTAGAGACCATCCACACCCCATCATCAGACATTGAGGAGACAAAGACCATGGCACATGGCATTGACGACGCTCGCCGAGACGAGCCACAACTCAAGGCAACCTTGCCTGCAGCCCCAGCCGACAACCCATTCGACAGCAACGAGTACTACCAAGCGTACAAGCGCTACATGGACGTCAAGAACCCTGTTGAGAAGAGCGAGGACTACGCCTCAACCTTTCAGACGCTTCGTAATGCAACCAAGGCCTACGCTGTCAAGACGCAGACTGAGGGCACCAACAACGACGGTGGTTTCAGCGTGCCCGTTGCCGTCAATCGCGACGTGGTGGCCAAGCGTGACGACATGTCACTGCTCGGACAATTTAACTTCATGCGCTTGACGACCGACACTTGGAAGGTTGTCGTTCCATCACAGGGCAACAAGGCCACTGCTGCGATCGTCGCTGAAGGCGTCACCGCCACGCAGTCCGAGCCAAACATCAGCAATTCACGCACGATTCAGCTCTACAAAGATACGCTCGAGTTTGCCATCACTGAGGAGCTCCTCGCCGACACCGCTTCGAACTACGAGCAATTCTTGATGAACGAAATCGCTCGCGCAATGGCCGTCAGCGTGAATAGCTTCATTATCACCGGCACTGGCTCAAGCCAACCATTCGGCATCTACGCCCGTGTCACCAACGACATCCCATTCGGCGCAACCAGCTTCACCAGCGCACAGCTCTTGAACGTTGCCGGTGGCATTAACGGGTCATACATCACCCCAGGGCAAACCGGTTGGGTGATGCGTAACGCCACATGGACCGCTGCCCGCACCCTCGATATCAGCAACGCCGGGTTGGTGCTGACTGGCTATGAGAACGGCCGACGTGTGATTGAGTCGTACCCCGTGGCACTCAGCGAGTCAGTGCAGGCAATCGGCACGACCAACGAGTCGGTCATCTTCGGTAACTTCAACTTCTACGCCTTCGCCGAGCGCACCGCTGGCGTGCAGATGGAGCGTGACTACGACCCACGCACGGGCATTACCTACATGATCGCCAAGTGGCGTTTTGGTGGCGATGTCACCCAGCCTGAGGCCTTCGCACTCGGCAAGCACGCCTAATGACGCTGTGGCGCACTGTCAGCAATGGCAGTGCGCCACACTGGAGATGCCATGAAGATACAGTTACTCACCGCCTTAGCGCAAATGGTCAATGGTTCCATCGTTGTCCATGCGCCGGGCGATATTGTGGAGCTTGACGCAGCCGAAGCACAGGCACTGATTGAGCAGGGCAGTGCGGTGGCAGTGGATGAGCCGAAGCCGAAGAAAAAGGTGATTTAATGGCGGCATACCTCGACCTGGCAGAAGTGAAAGCAGAATTCGGCATCACCTCGACCAGTGACGATGCCGTGCTGACTAAAATCATCGACGATGTCACACGCGAGATTGAAACGCGAACCCACCGCCATTTCAAGCTTGAGACATCGCACGGTGGCGGGCCACCTGTCACAACCTTTGCACGCTACTTTACACCGTGGCTTCAGCTTGACGGTGGTGATCTGATTGACAGCTACACGCTGGCTCTTGATACCGACATGTTTCAGCTGGTGTCCATTACCAATGGCGACGGCACCGCCATCGCACTCAACAAGGTTGTCACCTTGCCGATAAATCACCCACCACCGTATAACTTCATTCGGATTAAGCGTGACGCCAATCTGATGTGGAGCGGCAGTGCCGAGGCTTCGATTACCGTAACGGCAAAGTGGGGATATAGCGACGTTGTACCCGCCGACATTCGACGCGCTGCCATGATTATGACCCGTACATACTACCAGCAACGTGAGGGTAGTGCCGGACTCGGCGCACCCATCATCAGCGCTGACGGCGTCGTGATTCAGGCTGGGCAGACGATGTCGGACGCAATGCGCATCCTTAAAGCCTACATACGGAGGTCATAGCATGGGCAGTCAGATTGACGCCATCTTAGACGCTGTCGAGGCAATGTCCGTCAGCGGTGTGACCACGGTGTACCGAGGTGCCACGCTGAAAAACGGTGTTGAGAGCGCCGACTTGCCAGCGCGCATCATCAGTGCGATCGGCATGATGTCGTCACGCACGACGGTGCAGACGCTTGGTGGTAGTGGTCACCTCATGCAAACCGAGTGGACAATCACCGACGTGGCACTGATTCGGGCGGCGGGTATGGGCATCGGGCTCAAAGACGTTGCACCGGGGCTTGAGACGTACATGGCGTCATACCACAACAGCGCCCGCACGTTGCAAGGTTCCGCGTGGGCACTGACGGGGCTTGGTGTCCGTGCGCAGGTGCTGGAATGGCCACAAGCATCGGGGCGATTTTATGACGTGGTCACGGCAACGCTGACCATACGAGAGATTATCCAATAGGAGGCATATCATGGCACAGACCATAGGCGCCATTACCGGCTCAGCCGCCGCAGTGTGGCTCAAGGTCGCAGCGGGTTCATACGTTGACCACAGCGGTACCGCACAGAGCGTCGACGCCGCCACGGCATCGCGCGTTAACGATTCGACCTTCACCTTCGACGGTGCTAACCCTATCATCCTGCTTGGCAAAGAGGAAGCCGTTGAAGTGACCGTCAATTTTCTCTACACTGAGATTGCGCTTGAGGCGTGGGAAATCGCCTATGCTGCATTCAAGGCTGGCGACCTCGTGCAAGTCAAGTGGGAGCCGAAGGGCACCGCCGGCAAGCAATGCGAGACAATGGCCGGTGGCTACATCACGAGCATCGACTTCCCTGCCGTCGAAGCATCAAGCGCTGGCCCGGTCGTTGCAAGCATCACCGTCATGGCGCCGGGCGTCACGTACACCACATAGTCCGGGCAGTGCGGTGTTGGGCATCCACCGCATAGCCACCAGTACCGCTTGCGCGGGAGATGCCCACAAGGATCCTTCTGATTACATAGGAGATGCCCACTACTATGACCACACCACAGTACACGGTTAATGCTGATAATCTGACCATCCGCGATGTTATTGCCATTCAAAGCGCCGGTGGCGACATCAGCGCACTGATGCCCATCTATGCCAAGTGCATTGAGTTGCCGGAGGGAATGGATGTGCTTGACCTCCCCGCAAAACATCTCAGGGCGATTGCGCAAGCCATTGTCAAAGAGATGACCGCCGACATGGGAAACTAAGGACAGCGGTGCTTGCCCACCTGTGGACACAGGAGCCCGCACCGCTGGAGTACATAGAACTGCAGATGTGTCGCGACGTCTACCACTGCCCTCCGCAGTATCTGCCACCATGGAACGTCATCAGACAGCACATGGTGATGATACAGGTGGAGAACGAGGTGAGAGAGAAGCGACAGCAGAAAGCGAAGCGTAATGGCTGAAACCGTAGTAGTGAATTTTGTTGGCCAAGATGACGTCACGCCAGCGGCGAAAAAAGCCGAGAACGCCATTAAGGATGTCGGCGACTCCGCTGAGAAAAGTGGCAATAAATTCGACGGTATGAAAGAGATTGCCCGAGGCGCCTTGCAGAGTATCGGCGAAGGCGCAATCGGCCTTGCTGGGCAACTTGGCTCGGCAGTGATCGGCGGTATCACGTCGTTTGTCACCGACGGCATCAGTGAGGCGGCAGGGTGGCAAAGCGCGTTTGCACAGACCGAAGCGGTGGTCGCATCGACGGGTATGGCAGCGGGGTACAGCGCCGAACAGATGGCGGCACTTGCGACCTCGATGTCAGCGACTGAGGGCATGTCGCTCTTTACCGATGATCAAGTGCTTGGTGCAACCAACGTTTTGGCGACGTTCACCAAAGTGGCTGGTGAGCAATTCGAGGGCGCTACCCAGGCATCAATCGACATGGCGCAGGCGCTGGGCATGGATGTGAGTAGCGCCGCCATGATGATGGGCAAGGCGCTGAACGACCCGGTCAAGGGTATGTCGGCGCTGTCCCGATCGGGCGTGTCATTCACTGGTCAGCAGATTGCCATGGTTGAAGCGATGGTTGAGGCGGGTGATGTCGCTGGCGCACAGAATTTGATTTTGAATGAAATGGCAGTCCAGTTCGGTGGCTCAGCACTCGCAGCAACGGAGACCTTCGCCGGTGCGCAGGTGTTGATGGCCGAGCAAATGAACGGTGCGAAGGAAGCAATCGGCACGGCACTTCTGCCAATTCTCACACGCCTCAGCAACGTGATGATGTCGCACGTCATCCCAGTAGTGCAAACCGTTGCCGAGCGCTTCGCTGCATTCATCACCGGTCTTGACTGGACGCTGATTATCAGCACGATTAGCACGTTAATTGCCAATTTCACCAGCTTTGGGTCGTCAGTGCCGTGGGATGCCATCACTGGCGGATTCAACGCGGTGATTGCCGCAGTGATGACCGCACAACCGTTGTTTGAGGCGATTGCCAGCTACACGATGATGATGTTCTCCGCCTTTACTGGCCCCGAAGCACAGGGCGCCGCCTCTGGCCTTGCCGGTGTCATTGATATGATTATTGGCATCTTGGGTGGACTGTGGACGACAATACAATCGACGCTCACGGCAGTGATTAACACGTTGGCGCCGATCGTCGCTGAGATTGTGCGCTTTGCGATGGAGATTGTCAGCGCCATCACTACGACACTGCAGAGCCCCGAAGTGAAAAACGCCTTTGCACAGTTTAATACACTGTTTGCTACGGTCGGCGTCGTGATACAACAGCTCGCCGAGGTTATCGGCGCTGTGCTCGTCGTTGCGCTTGATGGACTCAAAATCGCCTTTGACTTTTTGTGGCCAGTGATTGACTTTACCTTTAAGCAGCTGATGAACGCCGCGGCATTCGTCATCCCCATCGTGACCGGATTGCTAGAAAGCGTCATCATGGTGTTGAATGGCAACTTTGCTGGTGCATGGGAAAATATTCAGATGGTCATTGGTAGGGCATGGATTGGCATCAGAACCGCAGTGCAGACGGGCATCGATGCAGTCAAAGCGGCGTTCAAAGGATTCATCGACTCCGCAGCGTCAATCGGCTCGGACATTGTTGATGGCATTGCCCGAGGCATCAGCAGTGGCGCTGGCAAAATTGCCGACGCCGCCAAAGATGCAGCCAACAACGCATTCAACGCCGCTAAGGCGCTACTCGGCATCAGCTCACCATCAAAGCTTTTTGCGGACAGCGTCGGTCTTCCCATCAGCCAAGGCATTGCCGCTGGCATCGCCAAGGGCGCACCGGAAATCAATGGCGCACTCAATGCCACACTTGGCGGTGCATCGGCTGGCACTACGCAGACCGTGCAGAACTACTACCTATCAGCGACGTACAACCAACGGCAATCGGAATCGAGCATTATGGCAGATTTGCGGGCAATGCAACTGCTGAGCGGGGCGGTGTAGTATGACATTTACCGATTTAGGACGTAGCCTCGAGTATATCTCTGGCGGTGTGACATATACCATTAATGGCGCTGATACCACCACGGGCTTGACATTTAGATACCTCGGCGACCAAGGCTTCGGCCTTGCACCCCTGCACCGTATCACGACGCGCGGGCCACTGCAACAGGGTGACAGTGATATTGACTTTCGCCTCGATCCGCGCGTGATGCAACTTCCGCTGGTCGTGGTAAATGCCTCATCAACAGCGCCCAGGTATGAGCATTATCAAATCAGAGAAAAGATGCTCGGCATTTTTCGACCACAATCATCAGGATTACTACGGTCTCGAGTTGGAGCGCTGAGTGGCACCACCCCGTTTATAGAAGAGCGTAATATCGCTGTGCGAGTTTTGGGCGGCCTCAGTTTTGATGTTGACCCAAACTCGTGGCATGTCCGCACGGTGGTACAACTGCGGGCTGATGACCCCACATGGTATGAAGGAAATGCCATCGGCGAACGTGTTTCAGTGAATTACCTGAACGCCAACATCAATGGAAATCAGTCCATTTCTACGGTAGGAAACTGGCCAACGTTTCCTGTCATACGCATCAATGGCCCGATTACCAATCCAGTTATCACAAATAGCACATCTGGTCAGACTATCACGATTACTGCGACGATTGGCGCTGGCGCTTTCTATGACATCGACCTTGAATACGGAAAAAAGACTGTATTTGATAACCTCAGCGTTAATCGTATCAGCACAGTGTCGGCAGCATCGGCATTAGCAACGTGGTCGCTACAATCGGGAGCGAATAACGTTGCTATTACTGGCACAGGCACGACAGCGGCGACAAACGCCGTGTTTAATTTTTTCCATCGCTACACTGGCATATAGGAGGCATTGTGGCACCACAGTACACCGTCAGCCTCTTCAACTCATCAGGCACACTGCAAGCGATATCGCAGGACTTTTTGCACCTCGTCATTAATCGCACGGTCAATGCGCCCGACGCCATGCAAGTGGTATATAACAGCAACTCAAACAACGTGCAGTACCTCACCTACAACGCCATCGTCACCGTAACGCGCGTTGACACCGATGCAGGAATCAGTGCAGCGACGGAGTTTAGTGGAATCATTCGCAAGATCGTGCGCATTGTCAACGACCGCACGACGTTTGAGGTCACAGCCGTGGGTATGATGGCATTACTCGGCGACCGCATTGTCGCATGGCCAGCGAACGTGCTGAATCGCTCGCTGTTTCGTACATCGCCAGCGGAGACGGTGCTAAAGAACTTGTTTAATTTCAACATCGGTTCATCGGCAACCACGGCGAACGGACGCCTTCTCGATGGGCGCATCACTGGTATGACGACATCAGCGAGCGCGGGCACCGGCACCGCCATGAGCATCGGTGTGGCTGGGCAGAACCTTTTGGCGTCGATGCAGAAAATCGCCGATGATGGCGGTGGCGATTTCAGCATGTCGTACACTGCGCCAGCGACATGGACGTTTACCTGGCACCTTGGTCAACTTGGTACCGATCGCAGTGCAACGGTACGTCTATCGGTACCACTTGGCACCATTGGCGAACTCGTTGTGGACACCGACCGCATCAGCGATTTTACGGCCGTCGTAGTCGGTGGCACAGGCGAGGGCAAGGCTCGGCGATTTGCGACACGGCCAGCATCACTGCCCACGGGGCTTGATCTGCGAGAGCAATTCCTTGATGCCCGCAACGAGAAAAAAGCGACGCTCGCGAGGCTTCGCCAAGTCGGGCAAATCACACTGAATCGGCAAGCACGGATGCGCACCACGTACGGCACAAAGCTTCTGCAAAACGCGGCGCTGCGCTACGGCCGTGACTATTACCTTGGCGACCTCGTCACCATCCTCGATGGCACCACGGCTGTCACGCAGAAGGTGGACGAGGTGGGCTTAGAGTTTACGTCAGACGGACAGGAGAACATCGATGTCACGCTCGGCAATCCTTAACGCCACCATACAGAATCAATTAAAGCTCGCCGACATTGAGACGGCTGAGGAGGCGGGCGCGGTGCTGACGTTGACGCGCACGGCGGTGCAAGCGATAACCACAGCGGGGACGACTATCGTCTGGCAAAGCGAAATCCGCGGGTATCAAATCACGTGGTCGGGCACGGACATCACGATACCCGCTGATGGGTGGTATCACATCAGCGTTGCGCTACAGCATACCGCCATGAATGACATGCAGATACGCTTAAGCGTTGGTGGGACGATTGTGCAGTATGCGCCAGGTATCGGCGATGTCGACCGCGACGTATCATCGGCGCACTTTATGCGCTACTTTTCCGAGAGCAACGTGGTGCAAATCAATATCCTGCCGTCAGTCAATGGCAATCTTAATGCACGCGCAGAGAATGGCCTTGCTGAATCCCCCATCCTCAACATTGTGCAACTAAGCGGAGGCGTTGATGTTTAAAATCTATGTACCTGAGGAACTGCGCTTTTTCTATGCTGATGAGCTGGGCAACAGCTACGATGCGCCGAGTGGTGACGTGGTCGAGGCACCGTACAGCGAAGCCGAGGCGCTGAAATGGGTGCGACAACTGCGCAATGATCGGCTGTATAACTGCGACTGGACGCAATTGCCCGATGCTCCGCTGAGTGACGCGGAGCGGGCGCAGTGGCGACAGTACCGACAAGCGCTGCGGGATATGATGGACAACTTTGAGTGGGGCGTGACAACATGGCCAACGCTGTGATATAATACGTCTGTTGCTAGTCCCATAGTGACAATGCTCTGGCTCTACACACACCTCACTCCTAACGTACGGACCGCACTGCACCCACTGAGTCGCTCGCTCGGTGGGTGCGGTGTTTTTGGCGTCGTAAAA